TGCTAAAAGCAAACCTACTCGGTCACAGAGTAGTAGTTTATTTACGGATGTCTTCACATCGGATGAATTTACCGGCTTCATCTAGCCACGTGAGTTTAATGACATCACCAGGTCATTTCGACGTACTTAACCGGGTACATCACCGGGATCTGGTGGAGTGGACTCACAATAGCACCTAGGCAATCCGGTCCACATGTAGACTTGGAAATCCTCTCCTGCTGCTACATAAAAGTCAACTGTTGACTTATCGCCAACTATAGAGTTGACTTTCACCTTATATCCCTCCACTCCTTGGGATGTCTTAGTCCAATCCTGTACTTTACCCGGTACAAAACGCTCATTGGAATAATACGGCATTTCAAATTCCGTAGCCGGATTAATTCCCAAATTCGCAAACGTCATACCACGCACTCCCGTATTGATTCGCGACACTGTAGCCGCGTAATCAAGAACAACGGATGCCGCTGCATTGTTTGGATTAACAAAACCAGTGACATTCCCTTGAAATTTCGAATAGAGAGTATCGCGCACTGGCTTACGCTGAATAGTCATATTACCCTGAAAAGAACTAGTAACATTAACCATATTAGTGAGCGCTTTATAACGGATAGATCCGCGAAAGCCTTGAAACGCATAAGTAACCCAGTGCATCAGCACTGTATTAACAAAATTGTAAGGAGCAGTAGTTGAAGCATCGACAGCTCCAGCAACATTACCTCGCAAAAACGGATAAGCTGCCATATTTATGTCATTGGTGTACGCAAAAGCGGCACCCACTGCGTTGATATTCAGAGACTCTCTCCTCCACAAATTGTATCTTTTCAATAAAGTACGAAAGGACAAAATGGACTCACCAGTATAAACCATATTTATCATGGAATTATCTTGCTGGGATGGACCTAAATTGTCAGATTCAGCCTGCTGCGGAGCAGATGGTTCAGGTGTATTTTGAGCTTCGGAAACAATTTCCTCGCCCATTTGAGGCCTAAAAACAAATCGTTGAAACGAATCATCAGGTACAAAAACCTCAAAATCTTCGCCCATGGACACAAAAACATTAACTTCAATGTTGTTATCCGTGAGACTGTTTGGCGTGGTAAGTTCATTCACAATAAACACGCCAATGACTCCATTACCAGCTTCTTTCGAAGTATAGGCCGTGGTGGAATACATTTGAGTCACAGAATCAACACAAGGTGTGTGTCGGTCGAGCAAAGTGTAAGGTTGCCCATTTCCAATTTCAATAGTGAAATCTTGTGTATCAGCAATATCAATAACTTCAGTGTAGTTGATGTTGTATTCAGAAAAACGAACACCAGCCATCGCACCAAAGTAGTTTGGATCGTATACTATTTTCAGACGACCTTTATGAAAGGCTGAACAAACTATTTGAAATCGAAACTTCATGGATCCGGTCCAAAACTTGAACGGCATAGCTGCCATAGCACATGCAGGAAAATGGAAAGAAACCGGTGACAATGAGCTTTCGGCCCAAGTCACAGGACTAACTCTCGCATTCCATAGCAATGTTTCTGGCACAGTGCCTTGATTCCATGAAAACTTTGTCAAAAAGGATTCTCTCTTCGCAATCTCCTTGATAGCCATAGGATCGGCAGAACCTAAACCAGCAATCCTCGGATCGATAGATAGCTCCTGCTTGTCATCCACAGTTAACTTTTGAGCCGTATCTGGCACATTAGTAACTGCTAAAGAACTAGTAGGAAACAACCTCATCGGCGAGGGATTCTTAGTCTCAGGTGGCCTACAATAGCCAAATTGTTTTGCAATCTTAGCTACATTATTAGCTACAGCCTCAGTCGCCAAAGCGTAAGGCTTTATAGCCGGTATTGCAGACAGAGCGTTTGACATCTTGGCCACAGCAGTAGCTGGCCCAGAAATCATGCCAGTTTTGTTAGCTTCATCAATTTCGCTTTCCTCACCCATCTGCGGCTGCAGAGTAGTTGTGTCAACCGAAGTAAGTACAGACAAGCTAACATCTTCTGCCCAAGCAAAAACGGAAATCGTGACATTATCAGTAGCACCATTGGCATGCAACAAAGTATTCAAAGTTCTGAAATACAATTGTCCCATGTCAGTCCATTCAGATTCAGGGATGGTCAAGTAATTCTTGTGATAGAAAAATGGTAAAACCATCTCTCCACCAGTCGAAGTAGTAGGGTCCAAGAAAATATGGGGCCACTGTGATGCCTGAACCAAATCCTCCGGTACTAAGGAAGCTGTCTCAGTAACAGCATCATAGTCAGCAAGGGGTAGGTAAGCACATAGAACTCGTCCATACAAAAAGCCATTACCATTGATAACAACTTTAAGATGCAATTTCGCACGTAATAGGTTGTAGTTATTGATCCTATTGATTACTCTGGTATTATTAAAGTACAAATCCCAGGGATCAAAATCTACACCAAGATTAGTTCCAGTACCCCAACCGATTTCAGCGATCTTGATGGGGCGACTAAAAAAATTCTCTAATGTTGCATCATTAGTATCTTGCAACATACGCGTAGCATCCATTTCACTATCAACGTTATAAGTATAAGCAGGTAATTGATCACGAAAGCGAACATTTTCTTCTTTGTCGCTATTCATGACCTTCATGACTGAACAATCAGACGTAATGCCTGACTGTATCTCAAACACAGGTGGTTCATCCGGAATATTTTTCGTATAATCCATGAAATTGCCAAGAGGCATATCCAAGAAAACTTTAGAATCTTCATTCAAACGATTATATTCAT